CGCATGACACTCATCAAGCGGGGCATCGAGGCGTTGCTCAAGCAGAATGTCCAACGCCCACCGATGGCACTGGCATCGGGCCTGAACCTGTCGGGGATTGGCGGGGGTGGTGGTGTCCCGAACCAGATTTCCCAAATGCAGGCCATGACCCAGACCTCATGGTTGTTTGCTGTGGTGGACAGGATAGCTGCATCAACCGCTGCTGTGTCGTGGAGCCTGTATAGAAGGATGCCGAACAACGAGCAGCAGGAAATCCTGCGGCATCCCATCCTCGACCTGTGGAGTTCGGTCAACCCGTTCTACACAAGGCATGAGTTCATTGAGACGAGCGTCCAGCACTTTGAGTTGACGGGCGAGATATGGTGGCTGATAGTCAGAAATGCTGGGGGCAGGCCCGTAGAGTTGTGGCCCATACGCCCCGACAGGATACGCCCCGTGCCGCACGTTACGGAGTTTGTCGCAGGATACATCTACACGATAGGGACGATGCAGATACCGCTCCAGAAGAACGATGTCATATTCATCAGGAGGCCCAGCCCGCTCGACCCCTACCGTGGCATCGGCACCGTTCAAAGCCTCCTCATGGACTTGGGCGCAGAGCAAGCCGCTGCTCAATGGACGAGGAATTTCTTTACGAACGGGGCCATGCCGGGGGGCATCCTCCAGTTCGATGAGGGGTTATCGGATGCCGACTTTGAGAGACTTGTTAGCAGATGGGGGGAGCAACACCAGGGGGTCGCCAACGCCCACAGGGTAGCGGTACTGGAACGGGGCAAGTGGGTTGACCGCAAATTCTCACAGCGGGATATGCAGATGGAGCAGCTACGAAAGCTGAACAGGGACATCATCCTGGGGGCATTTGGCATCCCCGCCTCTGTGATGGGCGTGACGGAGAGCGTGAACCGAGCCAACGCCGAGGCAGGGGATGTGATGTTCGGGCGGTGGATACTCAAGCCCCTGCTGGAGAGAATCAAGCAGGCAGTCAATGAACGCCTAGTCCACGGTATCGACCGAACCCTTGTTCTGGACTACGCCGACCCCAGGCCAGAGAACAGGGAACTGCACCTCAATATTGCCGAGCGTGGTTTCAAAGGGGGGTTCTTAACCCGTAATGAGAGCCGTGCATTGCTGGGCTATGGTGAGGCTACCGACGGGGGAGATGAATTCGCTACCCCTGCCGCATCACCAATGGGGTTCGGCCTGGAGCAGATGGTGCAGAAGGCGGCGAGCGATGTGCATCCCGATGTGGTGAATGAGGAGGAGGATTCTATGGAGGCTCGTTGGGCCAGGAGGTTCCGTATAGAACGAGACAACCTTGTGGCCTACCTGGAGGACTTTGCATGATTGTTACGAAGCTGGACGTTGCCGATGTGGACGGGTTTGACTGGAACTGGGAAGCCAAGTACCTGGACGAGTTTGTCGAAGAACTAACCAAAGCCTACGCAGCGTCGTTTGTCGCTGAGTTCGCTGGGGCAGCAACAGGCATAGTGCAGCGAGAGGCCGAGGAGTATGCCAGGACACGGGGAGCCGAGCAGATTGTTAATATCACCAACACCACCAGGAACAGGGTGCGTGAGGTGGTGGGCAATGCCCTACGGGACGGGCAGTCAATAGGGTCAATCGTCAAAGAGATTAAGGTCTTGGATGCCCTGAGTCCTGAGAAGGCGAGGGTTATCGCCCGTACAGAAACAGCGACGGCCTTGGGGCAGGGGGCGTTCAAGGCAGCGGAGCATCAGGGCAGGGACGAGAAGAGATGGGTCACACAGGGGGATGATGGGGTTTCCGACCATTGTTTAGATAACGAAGGCCAGGGATGGATTGCGATTGGCAACAACTTCCAGAGTGGAGTTGAAACAATCCCCCAGCATCCGAACTGCCGATGCAATGTGCGATACAGGACGAGTGAACTGGGTGCTGATGTTGATATACCGTTCCCTGATATACCCTCCAGCTTTAGGGCGTACAGCCCGACTGTCCTGAGAGACTTCCGTTGCTCTGGGTGTAGGCGAACCTTGGGCCGAGATGTCCACCCAGGCACCCGCATCTACTGTCGGCATTGCAAGGAGGAAAGGACGGCTTGACAGCCTTTGGGCGGGCTGCTATCGTGTTCAAAACTAAATAGACCCAGAGGCCCAACGAGGCCCATTGAGGCCCAACGTGGCCCGTGTGAGCGGGAACACTGCCTGCTTGTATGGGCCTTTTGTATTATATAAAATGCCATTTGCAAACGAACACAGTTGCAGACTGGAGTCACCCGAAGGGTATGATAGGGTGCGGCGTGAGAACAACTGGCAGGAGCATGAGGGAAAACGTATAGATGCCATCTGGGGAATCAAGGACGACAAGGCAGAACTCCAGGCCATGCGTTACCCCAAGGAGCAATGGCAGGCATCTGATGCTAGACGGCATTGAACAGACCACAATGGGCGGCAGTTTGAGCCAGCCTCGGCCCCAGAGATAAGGAGCGACAGGATGACGCATATCACCAAATTTGTACGCCCCACCGCACTCAAACTACTGGACGAGAAATTGGGACTGATAAGTGCTGTGGTGTCCACGGAGGATGTGGACAGGGACGGGGATGTTATCAGGCAAGAGGGATGGAACCTGACCCACTTCTCCGCTCACCCGATTCTGCTCAGCAGCCACAACTATCGGGGGCTAACGAACCAGATTGGTGAGTGGATACGGATGTCCGTGGAAGATAACCAGCTTGTCGGTCACGCTCAGTATTACATCAACGAAGGAAACGAGGAGGCCGATTGGGGGTTCAAACTCGCCACGAAGGGCCGTGCAGCGTTCTCGGTAGGGTTCGTGCCTGATATGTCCCAGGCCAAACAAATAGAAGTGAACGGGAATATATCCTACGAGTTCCACGGGCAGGAGTTGCTGGAGGTGTCCCAGGTGACAGTCCCCAGCAACCCCCAGGCACTCCAGGCGATGAAGGGGATGAGCCTTCACCCCGATGTGGAGATGCTTGTGGAGGAGATGCTGGGGGACGTTGCAGCGGAATACAAGATACCCCCAGTGCGGGAGCGCACAATGCAGCCCAGGCCAGCACTTGTGGATACAGACGTTATTGCCAGACAGGTAATGGCTCTGATTAAAGACGACATACGGAAGCTGGTGCATAACCACCAGCACATCCAGAACGTCCCGCTACCCGATGCCGACAGCATCGTGCGGGACGCTATCAGACAGGTATTGCCAGATTACAGGGAGGGACGATAGATATGGCAGATAACATACAGACCCAAGGCGAACTGGAGGAACTGCTCAACAGCCCAGAGCGGTTCAATGACTATGTGACGAGCCGTTCCAAGGAGGTCTTGGGCGAGGCCGTCAAGGAGCAGATGGAGACTGCATTGCGGGATGGCGCAGTGCGCCGACCCCCGATGTCTGAGGAAGCCATTGCAGATGGTGCGACCATGCAGGGCAAGGAATTCGGCGGTGGCTGGCAAGGTAAGGACGAGGCCAAGATAGACCTCCACCGTGAGGCCAAAGGCATGAACGGGCAGTATAAATCCTTTGGCGAGTTCCTGACCGCTATGGCCCCAGGGACTATCAGCCGCAGCGGGTTTGACGCTAGGCTCAAGGTACTTGGCGAAGGCCAGGGCGACCAGGGCGGGTTCCTAGTCCCAGAGCAGTTCACCACTCAACTCCTGGCCCTGGCCCTGGAGGATTCTGTGGTGCGCTCCAGGGCTTTCAGGCTTCCCATGACGAGCCTCACCCTTGCCCTGCCGAGCATTATAGACACGACACATGCGACAAACGTCTTCGGCGGTGTCCGTGCTTACTGGACACCTGAGAGCGGGAGTTACACAAGCAGCGAGCCATCTTTCGGCAGGGTGCAGCTAACAGCCAAGAAGTTGACTGGTTATACATCAGCAGCTAACGAACTCCTGGCTGACGCAGCCATCTCACTGGAAGCCTTGCTACTCCGACTTTTCCCTGCTGCGCTCGCCTTCTTTGAGGACGATGCGTTCATCAACGGAGTGGGCGGTGGACAGCCCGTCGGCATCCTCAATGCCGATGCCCTGGTGACCGTCGCAAAAGAGACGGGGCAGGCTGCCACCAGTTTGGTCACGGAGAATATCGATAAAATGTACAGCAGGATGCTCCCCTCCAGCCGTGGCAGAGCGGTCTGGGTAGCCCATCCCGATACGCTCCCCCAGATAGTTAGTATGTCCCGCAGCGTAGGCACGGGTGGGTCTGCGGTGATGATGAACAACATGGCGGGAGCCGCACCAGCGTCCATCTATGGAAGACCCCTAATTCTGAGCGAGAAATGCCAGACCCTTGGAACGGCTGGCGATATATTCTTCGTCGATTTCGGGTACTACGTTATTGGGGATAGGCAGTCACTCAGCATGGCTGCAAGCCCCCACGTTAGGTTCCAAAATGACGAGACCGTCTGGAGATTTACCCAGAGGGTGGATGGTCGCCCCTGGCTGGAGTCGGCCCTAACTCCTCGGAACGGTAGCAACACTCTCAGTCCATTCGTAAATCTGGCAACCCGGTCATAAGGAGATAGATGATTAACACGATAGAAGCCCCTGGCGGGGCGGGCCTCAAGGCAGTCTGCCCACATTGTGGGAAGTCAGACTACGACGAAAAGGAGTTCCCGTCGAACTGCAAGAGGTGCAATGCACCGATGGATGTTAAGGCAGCGAAAGAGTGGGCCGAGAGGACACGAACCTAGTGGTGCAGGGGCAACATTAAGCCCCTGACACGAGCAACAGGAGGACGATATGTCTCAGAGATTGAGTGAACACGCCAGCATCGACATGATGGTGGAGCAGGATATTGGTGGGACAAACGCCCAGAACGATGGGGGTTATCTCTCCATGAAGAACTATGCCAGGGCGTTGTTCTACGTCGAGCTTGGAACCTGGGACTCCAGCGATGACCTCGACGAGTGCCGCATCCAGCAAGCCACGGACAGTTCTGGCACAAGCGTCAAGGATTTGACCACTGATGCAAGCGGCGGAAACTACGATACTGATAATCCAATTGACGCAGATGGCGATTTCGTCATCATAGAAATCCGTGGCGAAGACATGGATGTGGACAACGGGTTTGATTACATTCGAGGCTATGTTGCCGAGGGCGGCAATAGCGGCGTGGATAATGTGATGGGTGTTCTAATTCGCTATGGCTACGCCTATCCCAAGAAGGAATTGCAAGGCGCAGCCAGCACAGGTTCCAAGGTCTATGTGGACATCAACACCTAGAATGGAGACCGACGCTGACCGTGTGATTTGCTACTCCTGCACTGTGCTCTGTGGGCGGCCCATGCCACATACCATGCAGTGTATCGAGAGCCGTCATGCTAGTATTGAGCGTAGGATGTGGGACATCCCAGACCACTGGGAGCGGGCCGCTCCTCTCATAGAGTCGCAGCGGTTCGTGAAGCCCGAGAGTGTTGACTATGCCCACCGTGGTGGGCAGAAATGAGCAGGGTGATTTCTGGGAGCAAGGGCAGCGTCCCTGGTGGCCTGGAGCCGCTGGAATGGGCTAATGAGGTATGGGCCGTCATGGACGAGCAGGGGTTGACCCAGAATGACGCAAAGGTTGTCGTGGCTGCTCGATATGCGAAGGCAGAGGAGCAGCCCACGATGGACAAGATGGTCAGGGAATCTCGTAACAAGGGAGTGACAAACAATGGCTGATACAAATACGAACCGTCAGCGGCTAACTGAGGTCGGGCAGCTTGGCTTCAGGGTCGATAAAGCCACGGCCTCGCTGCCGCAGACCACGGACGCTACACTGTTCACGATAACGGGTGGGCGCATATACCTGACTGCCATTATCGGTGAGGTAACGACTGTCATGCAGACTCAGGCGAATAACACCAAGCTGGTGTTTAATCCCACCGAGACGGGCGCAGACCAGGATATGTGCGCCGTGCTGAACACGACAGGGGATGCCGTAGGAACCCTCTACACGATAAGCGGAACCGTGGGGGATGCGCTGCGTGATGACCTCTGGATTGGCATATCTATGACCTATCCGATGATACTGTCGGAGGGCGACATCGAACTCAACTGTGCCGCCTCTAACACGGGGTCGGTTAGCTGGACGATGTTCTACTATCCCATCGATACGGGCGCAACCGTAGCCTCGGCGTAGGAGAATAATGACAACTGCAACACAACCAGAGCCAGACGAGGAAGAACAAGCCGCAGAAGAAGAAGCTGTGGTAGAGGAAGATGCTACCGACGAAGAAGAAGCCTCGGAGGAAGAGGGGGATTAAATGGCTGGAACGATAACCGAAGCCTTGACTAGCGGAAGGCCGCCCGTCAAGGTCATCACCCTCACTTGTACAGCGGATTCCTCTGACGGGTCGTATCCCGCTACCGCCCTGAGTAATATCCCGCACGGCGAGATAGGTGGTCGTCTGTTACAGATTGCCACCGACCCTGGCAGCACGGCCCCTCAAGCGAATTATGATATAACCGTCACCGAGGCTGGTGGCGCAGACCTGTTGTTGGGGGTGGGTGCTAACAGGCACACATCCAGTTCCGAGGTAGCCATTATCGAGAGCAACGGAGCCTATGCTGTCTATGCTGGGACTGACACGCTAACCCTAAACATCACGAATAACAACGTGAACTCGGCTGGTATTACCATCAAAATCTACTACACAGAGGGCGTGTAGATAGGGGGGCTGTATGACAACAGGCTCGCGCACTGAGGGAGTACGGGGTATTGGTAGCAACGGGTTCATCAGGACGGTTGGCAACCTAACCGTCACTGGTGACCTCGTAGTCCTTGGAGAGAATAGGGCGTTGGCTGGCACGGGCAGTTTCTTCTGGGAGGATGCCGATGCCAATGCCGAGTATTGGGCGTTTGAACTGCCCTCTGGAACCAGCCAGCACGTTCCCGTCCTGGGTGTGGGCGTTGGCCTGGACGGGGTAGACCTGGGCCTGTTTGACGGCATCACCCAGCCCACGGTGGCGGTGATGGATGCCGACAGGGATTCGGCGGTGGCCCTGACGTTTAGCGCAGACGATGTCGCACGGATTGACCTAGTGGGCAGCGTGGCCCAACTGGGACTCGGCCAAGACGACGATATAATCAGCCTGGGGACAGATAGCGACGCTG